TACGGCAGGACTCCACCGTGAACAAGGATCACCACTGGGTTCGAATCTTCTTGACGATCCCAAGTGATGGTCAGGCGGTCTTTTTCAAGATGCATTGGTCGGAGCAGCTTGCAGTCTTCGGTTGACTGTGGATTGCATTTCTGAGATAAATGTCTCATTATGAAAAAGACTCTGTTTACGAGCGATACGCATTTCGGCCATCGCAACATCATCAAATACTCGAACCGGCCCTTCAAAGACGTTGAAGAAATGGACGAGGCCCTCATCCGCAACTGGAACTCCGTTGTCGGCCCCGAGGATGACATCTACCATCTTGGCGACTTCGCGATGGGCAAGACGCCCGCGCCCGCGATCCTCGCGCGCCTCAATGGCAACAAGCATCTGATCTGGGGAAACCACGACAGCGATCAAGTTCGCGCCGATCCCCTGTGGGCATCTGCTCAGCCTATGCTTGAGATCAGGCTGGATGGGCACTTCATTGTGCTCTGCCACTATGCTATGAAGGTCTGGAACAAGAGCCATCGTGGCTCTCTCATGTTCCATGGCCATTCGCATGGCTCGCTGCCCGGCAGCGACCAAAGTTGCGATGTGGGCGTGGACAACTTCGGCCAAATCCCAGTGACGCTGGAACAAATCCTGCGTCGGCTCCGCACCTACCCGCCGTATCACTCGGTGGATCATCACAAGGCACGCGAAAAATGAACTGGCTCACACACATGGACAGCCTGACGATCTTCGGATTGATCGCGGTGGGGACCATGCTGTTGTGCGACACGTTCGAGCGAAAAAGCTACTGGTGGACGCTGGGTTTCGGCGGGGCCTGTTTCTTGGGTTCGGCCTATGGTTTCATGCAGGGTGCCGCTCCTTTTGGCCTTCTCGAAGGCATCTGGGGCATCATGAAGCTGTTTCAATTCAAGGCTCGTTTCAAGCACGAGCGTGGCCACTGGTATTGGTGACCGGAAATAGTTGACGGCATTTCGTTTACGAGATAGATTTTCCCTCTACGCGAAGGAGAATCTATGACCGACAGCATCGGCCCGACCATCACTCCCGCCGAATGGGCAGCCGCCAATCCGCTGAGCGTTCGCGAAGCTGCGACCATCGTTCTGACGGTCATCGGGGCCGATCTCATCGACGAGGCCACGGCCAACCTGCGCGAGTCGCTCATCGACGAGACGACCCCGGTCGAGCCCGAGGTGACCCTCGCCGCCCAACTCTTCGTCCGTGGCTACAAGGCGCACCGTCTGTTCGGCGACAGCCTGACGGAAGTGACCGACGGCCTGCGCGCCGCGCTGGGTGATCTGCCCACCGTCACCGACGAACCCTACCTCTACATCCTGATGCGCACCGATCTCGCGTCGATGAACGCGGGCAAGGCCGTCGCTCAAGGCAGTCACGCCGCCAATCAGATGGTGTTCGAGGCCCGTAAACGGATCGCTGGCGACGAAACCACCGATCTCGCAAAACTCAGCGAGTTTGAAGACCTGCTGGACGAATGGGAGAACGCGGCCAATGGCTTCGGGACCTGCATCGTGCTGGGCGTCACCGAACACGAGATGCGCGCCACGGTCGAGGCCGCTGCGGCGGCTGGGCTGCACGCGGGCATCACTCACGACCCGAGCTATCCGCTGCGCGACGGCGCCAGCTTCCACCTCATCCCGCTCGATACGTGCGGCTACGTCTTCGCCAAGAAGAGCGTGGCCTCGCCGTTCGTCGGTAAATTCTCCCTGATGCCATGATTCGAGAGTTCATTCGTTTCGTCGGTTGGCAGAATATCGCCCTTGTGGTGATGGCTGTCGGCGTGGGCATCTTCATCGCCTGCAAATACATGGTGGCTGCATGAAAAAGATTCACATCATCGGCGGCGGGACCTTCTCGCACGTCCGCAACCATCTGGCTCTGGCCGCCCCGGCGTTCGGCGGCACGGCTCGCAAGCTCCATGAACTGCTGGCGCCGCACATGGACGATCAGCACGAATACGATGTGAACCTCCATCTGACGAAGATGGCCGACCATCGCAGCAAGCTGGTCACCAACGACGACGTGTCGGCTCTGCTTGACACGTTGATCGCGGACCCGGACACCCGCGTCATCATCCTGAACTCAGCGATCTGCGACTACGACGGGACGATCACCGACGACGGTTCGGTTCTCAACCCGGCGATCCCTTCCGGCCCGCACGCCGCGCGCCTGAAGACCCGCGTCAATGGTCGGCCGCTGATGGAACTGACCGCGTCCAACAAGCTGATCGGCAAGATCAGGCAGGACCGTAAGGACATCTTCGTCGTCGGCTTCAAGACCACGACCGGCGAAACGTCCGACGACCAATACCGCATCGCGCTCGACATGCTGAAGCGCGACAGCCTGAACCTCGTGCTGGCCAACGACATGGTCACCCGCAACAACATGATCGTGGCGCCGGAAGAGACGCGCTACTGCGAGACGCAATCCCGAGACATGGTTCTGACCATTCTCGCGAAAATGGTCATGTCCCGTTCGCGCAACACCTTCACGCGTTCGACCGTCGTGCCCGGTCCCTCGGTGGAATGGGATTCGCCCATGATCCCCGAGAACCTCCGCGAGGTGGTGGACTACTGCATCGAGCGCGGCGCCTACAAGCCCTTCCGGGGTGTGACCGCCGGGCACTTCGCCGTGAAACTGGACGAAGGCCGGATCATCACGTCCAAGCGCAAGCGGAACTTCAACGACCTTTCCAAGGAAGGTCTCGTGCTGGTCGAATACGAAGGCGACAGCAAGGTCATCGCCCACGGCGCCAAGCCGTCGGTCGGCGGGCAATCGCAGCGGATCGTCTTCCGCGAGCACCCCGAACTGGACTGCATCGTCCACTTCCACTCCCCGCTGCGCGACAACCACCCGGACGTGATCCCGGTGGCCGACCAATGGCAGAACGAGTGCGGCAGCCACCAGTGCGGCGCCAACACCAGCCGCAACCTGCGGCCGGTCGGCGAACGGAAAGACCTGAAGGTCGTGATGCTCGATGAGCATGGCCCGAACGTGGTCTTCTCGCGCTACACCCCGGCGAACGACGTGATCGCCTTCATCAACGCGAACTTCGACCTGTCGAAGAAGACTGGCGGCATGGTCGCATGACCGCGCGCCGCAAACTCGCATGGGCGTGCAACGGGCTTCTGCTGCTCGCGCTCGCTGATGCGTGGGGCGCGGACAAGCTTCCGAAATACAATGCGATTTGGTTCTCGGGCCTCGGTCTGATCGTGGCCGCCGGGATTTTGATCGTCATCGTCGGCGGACGGCTTGCGAAGCACGATCAATGATCTTGATTCCGCCGAAAAGATTTTGGGGACACCCCGACGATTGGTCGGATGAAGCCTTCGACGAACATGATCGCATCATGGCGAGTCGTTGGCCTTGGGACATGGTCCGTCGTTGGGCTTGGGGTTGGTAATGAAGAATCTTCCTTGCATCGGTCTGTTCGGGACGTGCGGCAACAGCACTTGGCGGGCGGCTTTCATCGAGCGCTACAACGCGCTCGGCATCCGATATTTCAATCCGCAGGTCTCCGACTGGAAGCCGGAATACGCGGACATCGAAGCTGAACACCTGAAGCGGGACGAGATCATCCTCTTCCCGGTGACCAGCGAAACCTACGGCACCGGCTCGCTGGCCGAGACGGGCTTCTCGATCCTGCAAGCCGTCCAGAACGCCAGCCGCTACATTGTGGTCATGATCGACGACGAGCCGGACGAAGCCCTGAAGGCTGACGCCGTCGCCTTCAAGGAAAGCGTGCGGGCTCGGGTGCTGGTCAAGGCCCACCTCGCGGCCAACACGCATCCGAACGTGTTCGTGGTCACCAATTTCGAGGACATGCTCGAACTGAGCGTGAAGCTCTACGGCACCACCAGTGCGCTCAAAGACCTGACGGCCAAATACAAGGTCGCCTGATGGGCACGCTGATCGCTCCCGAAGCTGACCCACTGGCGTTCATGGGCTATCTGATCGACTGGCATAAGGTCGATGTTACCCGCAACCCCGGCGGCAACTGGCACGAAGCCAAGTCGAAGCTGACCGCCGCCGTGAGTTCGCTGGTGCAGGGCCGGTTCATGATCTCGTTGGACCGCGAAGACGAGATGACCGATACCGTGGCTCACTTTGCCGTTCGGTGTGAAGACCGCTCCGACGCAGAGATCGTTGCGGAACATTTTCCGTTCACTCTGCTCTATCCGCCGCCCAAGCCGCGCCAAGACCCCGGCCCGGCGCCGGACTGGCTCTACAAGTTCGCAGCGGAGAAGTCCTGATGTGGCGCCCGCTGTGTCTTAAAGCCGGGGATGAACTGATCCCGTTCGATCATGTGAAGCGCATCAACCTCGCCAATATCGAGAACAGCGAGGTTGAGATCATCACGGTCGAGGGCGAAAGTTTCGTGGCGCGCGGCTTTGACGCCGTGGAAGCCGTGTGGGCCTTCAAACCCAGCGCGGTAGAGGGACGCCGCCTGAAGTGGAAGAAGGGCTCGTGGGCCTTCCACAACGTCGTGGCGCACCCTCTCATGCAGGTTCTTGCGTGGCTGGGCTTCACGCATCTCGCGATCCGTCTCCACGACGCCACAACTCCGGTGCCTCGCGGTTTCCGATGACGAACAATCTGGGGATGGTTCGCGACATTTTTAACGCGAACGTGCTCTTCGAAGATGTTCAGGTGGAGTCGGGCAACGTCCGGCCGCCACTGGTGCTCTGGCTCGCCAAGCGATACCGCCGCTCGTCGAAAGAGAAGAGCAAGGGGCTGACCTACCCGCATTCCTTCCATATTGCGCCGGACCATCTCGGTTGGTGCTGCGAAAATCTGGTTGACGGTTTCAAAGTGGTTCGAGTGTTCTGGGTGGGCGGTGGCCGAAGGAGCTACCGTTACGGCCTGAAATTCGGCAGTGAGCGGGATATGGTCCTCTACAAGATGTTCCACGATCCGCCTCCCTGAATAATGACAACCCGCCGGGGTCATGGTTAATATGAGGGATACTTAAAGGCATTCCTCGAAATGAAATTGATCGCGTTGGTGGGTTTCAAAGGCAGTGGCAAGGACACTGCCGGGCGCTTTCTGGTCGAAAATTACGGCTATAAAAACTTCAGTTTCGCAGAGAGCCTGAAGGACGCCCTCGCCTCGATCTTTTGCTGGGATCGGGCTTTGCTGGAAGGCGACACCGGCGAAAGCCGCGCATGGCGGGAAACCGTGGACCCGTGGTGGTCCGAGAAACTCGGTATCCCAGATTTCACCCCGCGTCTGGCGATGCAATTGGTGGGCACGAATGTGTTCCGCCAGCACTTCAACATGGACCTGTGGATCATGAACATCGAGCGGAAGATCACCCTGCTCGGTGGCAACCACAACGTCGTCCTGTGCGACGGTCGTTTCCCAAATGAGCTTGGGCTCGGCCGCAAATTCGGGGGCAAGGTGGTGCGCGTGAAGCGCGGACCCGAACCGGAATGGTTTGACGTGGCGCTGAGCGCGACCGGCCACTCCGATCAGGCCAAGCAGCCGATGTCCCAGCAAGACGCCATCTTGCGGATGGAGACCGAATTCAAGGTCCACGAATCCGAGTGGGCGTGGATCGGCTCACCCCTCGACGAGACTATCGACAACGATCTCAGCATCTCCCACCTCCATGCGGAAGTTCTTCGCGTCTGTTTGTAAGAGATTTTTTATGACTTGCATTGTTGGACTTGTTCATAACGGCAAGACCCATCTGGCTGGCGATAGTGCTGGCGTCGATGGTCTGCATATCGTCGTCAGAAAAGACAAGAAGGTCTTCATGAACGGCGAATTCGCCATGGGCTTCACATCCTCATTTCGGATGGGCCAAATTCTTCATTACGATTTCAATCCGCCGAGTTTCGACACGTTCGTGGCGAAAGCCAAAGACGATGATGACCCGGTCATGGAATTCATGGTTCGGAAATTCATTCCGGCATTGCGGAAAGCCTTCAAGAACCATGGCTTCGGGCGGATCGAAGACAACGAAGAGAGCGGTGGTTGCTTCCTCGTGGGGTTCCGTGGGCGCCTGTTCCAGATCGACGCGGACTACCAAGTTGGTGAGAACATCGTCGGCTATGCCGCCGTTGGCTGCGGCGATAGCTACGCGATGGGCTCACTGCACTCGACCGGCTCCCATTCGGCGCTGAAGCCAAAGCGTCGGCTGGAAGCTGCACTCGAAGCGGCAGCCGAATTCAGCGGCGGTGTTTGCGCACCATTTAACTTTGTGGCATCGTAAACCAAATGCGCAATTGGCATACCTTCGACCTGCGCCCCGAGCGCCGGAAAGACGTTTCCGCGACCGATCAACTGCGCGAGCTTCATGACGAAGTGCTCGCGTGGGTGGCGACGAACAAGACGAAGACGATCAAAACCTATCTGTTGGGTTCTGGGAAGACCGGCGCCCAAACGTGGGAGTCGCTCGGTGACCGGGTGACCTTCGCCGTCATCCGAGTGAAGCTCCGCTCAACCCGAGATGCCACGCTGTTCAAGATGTTCTTCTCGGATCATGTGATCCAGAAATTCGTCTACGGTGTCGGCGTGGGGACCTACGATCCGGTCCTCATCTCGCTGGTTCGCCGGGCCATGCCGAAGATTATCGCAAGCGACATCTGCGGCGTGCAGCCGATGACTGGGCCGACGGCTGCAATCTATTCGATGCGTGTGCGTTACAAGGCTGCTACCAAGCGCGCAGCCAAACATGCCGCAGCGCGCCGGGCGGCCCGTCGGGCTAAACAGGCAGCCCAAAGAGAGGCCGATCAGAAAGCTGCGATCATGGGGCAACTTCTCGAAAACACACGGCTGGCACTTGACGCGCTGGTATAAATTCTACGTCGATGGTCCAGAAGACGCAGACAAGTTTTCTGTCTGGGTCGATGAGGTTGTTGACTGGTTGCTCGAATATCCGAAGTTTCGCATCAAGGCGAAACCGAAGAAAGGCTACGGGGCTCCCGATATTTACGGGTTCAGTTCGGAGAAGACACTCTTCTTCATCTGCTTCAAAAGCCTTGCCGATGCCACCCTATTCAAAATGGCATACCACGATTGGATTGTTGACGATTTTTGTGCTAGAGGCATGGTCAAGATAGTTTACGAATATGACTTCGATTGAAAATGTTTGCCTGAGCGGCGGCGCCGAGGGTGCTGATCTGCAATGGGGTATGTGTGCCGGGATGGCCGGGCACATGGTTGTCCATTTCAGCTTCGCAGGGCATCGCACGAAGGCTCCTGCGGCCGAAGTGGTGGTTCTGACCCCGGAACAGCTTGATGAGGCGGATGCGTCCTGCAAGGCCGCTTCCGTGGGCATTAAACGGTGGTTCCCGCCCAAGAGCCCGTTCGTGAAGAATCTTCTGCGCCGAAACTGGTTTCAGGTGAAGGACGCCGAGCGCGTCTACGCCGTCGCCAAGTTCGAGGAAGGGATCGTCACCGGCGGCACCGCATGGGCCGTGCAGATGTTCATCGACCGTCACGGCGGCCAAGCCTGTGAAGCATTCGTCTTCGATCAGGAAACCGACATGTGGTTCATGTGGGATGGGTCGAATTGGGTGGCTATCGGCCCGCCGCCCGTGCCGCACGGCGTCTGGGCAGGCATCGGTAGCCGGGACCTGCTATCCAACGGCAAGAAGGCGATCCGCACCCTTCTGGGATACACCAACGACCAGCAGGCTGCTGAAGTCGAAGTCTAGATCGTCCAACATCAGATAGAACACATCGCGGGCGAAAGCGTCGCGATCCCCGCCGACCCACACCCCGGTGGTATCCCAAAGGACTTGCCACTCCGTTGTCCACATGCTCGCGGCGATCCCGCCGTCGAAGCGTTCGCGCCACTTGCGGAACACGGTATGGGTCAGGGTCATGCCAGCGTAGTCGAACTGGATGACCGAATCCTGCGGCCGAGAGTTGTTGATGGTCGTCATGGCTCGCGTGCACGCCTTACGAACCACCGAACTCGTCAAAAGATCGAAGTTGTTCAGGTCCGCAGGGTCGGTCGCGGGCGGCAGGATCATTTGGCTTCGGTGATCGTCCAGTTGACGAGCATCTTGTAGCCGCGACCGAAGCCGTAGGCCGAAGCGTTGGAGATCGCCGAAGCGCGGGCGCCCGGATCGGTCGCCTGATGTTCGGTGATGGGGAACTCGTGGGTGACCCGACGGCCGTTGCCCGACTTGTAGGCGGCCTTGAGGATGTGGGTCTTGGCGGGAACGCCCGCGAGATCGGCCGGGTCGAACTTGGACAGCCGAACGTCGATGACCGGGAGACCAGCCACGAGCGCGGCGTCAGCGACGATTTGCGATTTCGTTTGGATGCCGGTCATGTATAATCTCCCTTGGTTCCTATGCCCCAAAGATAACCCACATCCGCCAGCGGTCAAGCAAAATGCGTGAGATTGTCATTGATATTCGTGGCCCGAACGGCACTGGCAAGACTACGATCCTTCAACTCATGCATAAAGTCCTCGAAGACTATGGCTTCGAAGTGAAAGTGACCGGCGAAGATTTGGAAGAAATGATCTATCAGCAGAATAGATTGACGCCGGAGGAAATCGACCAGCGGCATGATGCCGTTCGGAAACGAACCGAGGTGACGATACTTACGACGCCTACCAGCCGACCTTTTCAACGCCGCTGATATAGCGGTTCACCTGAGTGATTTCCGACACGTCGATCCGCCATTCTGATTCGGCGTGGATCAGACCGGTGTCCGAAAACGGCTTCACGTTGAACTTCCGGGCCAGATCGTCCCCGTTGAACTCGATCACCACGCCACTGTCATCGCCATCACGCCGCGCGCCTTGCAGGGCGAAGCGCTGTGCTGTGTGCCAATCCGTGGTGAAAGAAATCGACTCTTCGTCGCGGTGATCGGAGGCGATCATGGTGTTGTCCGACTGGATCATTTCCCACGCGCTGAGGCTGGTGCCGTGATACAGCATATCGGGCACGGGCGGCCCTTCTCTCGGCCGCTCGGTCATTTCGACCATCAACATGAGTTCACGCATCGAGAGCATGAACTATTTAGTGTTTAAGGCAGGACTTTAGCGGCGCGAATGCCCTTTTCTAGGGCGCCAACTTCGTCGTCGGTGACATCTTCGTCGTCTACTCGGAAGGAATGGACCGCGTCTTCGTCCCAGAGAACGTAGGCGTTGTGACGAATACCGCCACCCCCACGCGCTCCCGTGCCAGCCAGTCTCACACCGCCATCGTAAGCGTAGCCGACATAGCCCAGCTTCTTCAAATCATCCATGAGATTCATTTGCTTCTCACGGCTATGCTGGAAGGCATGGTAGCCGCTGTGCGTGCCGTTGAAAATGAAGTCGAGCGACGGGTTCTCGCCCTTGCCGCCTTCCCAACGGTCGGTCCACGCATAGCGGGCGCCGCGCTCGCGGTAGCCATGGATGAACTGGTCAAACGTCAAACCGGTATCCTCGTCGCCGTTGTTGCCCTTCGGGTTGTAGGCGCGAAGGTCCCATTGCCCGTCCGGGTCGTTCGAGAAGTGGGCGCGGGTGAACGCATCCTTGATGAACGGGATGACATTGTCTGGCAGCGGCCGTTCGGCGTGAAGGCATTTCGCCAGATAGGAAGTCGGAACTTCGAAGCGAGCTACGGCCGCCTGCCGAACCTTGTTCGTGAAAACGTATTCTCCGGTGGTCAGCTTGGTGATCCGAAGATCGGGACGCATCCGTTGGAACTTGGATTTCGCACGCGCCATGGCGTCGCGGATCATCTTGCTCCGCTCGACTTGGAAGCCGTTCTGAATCTCATCCTGAATGCGATCTCGTTCGGCTCTGGCTGCCTCGTGATCGCCCGACCAGTCGATCTCGCCGGACAGCCTGTAATATTTTTGCTGCCACATATTTTTCAGATCGGTGAGCCGATCTTCAAACTTCGCGTCGGTGTTTATCAGCTTGCGTAGAAACGCCGCCGTGAGATCGCGCGGTGTGAGAGCCTCATTGTCCGGCCGGAAGGCAATCTCGGTCGAACCTTTGACGGTGTAGTCCTTGGCCACATCCGGGCTGTCGGTCAGATAGATACCGACGCCCAGAAGAGCCCCTTCATCGGTTTTCGCGATCTGAAATCGGTCAATCTTGGAATTGTCGCCGCGATACAGTGTGACCGTGGCATCGGTCGCGGCTCGTTCCAGCAGATTGATGAATTCGCGCATCCACTATTTAGGATGGCTCACAGCCAGTAGAGCTTGAAAAAGGTCGCGTCTTTTTCGCTGATGAACCACATGGTCACAACGTGGCCCAAACCACCGAGCCAGTAGCAGCTAACCCCGTATGGGCGCCGCAAATTGTCGTGACACCAGCGTTTGACTTCGGCGTCGAGCTTGACAAACGGATTCGGGCCATCGCCAGAGTGAATGGTGTAACGAACCTTGTCTCCGTGGAGCGTAACCGTCGTGGCTTTTTTGCGGGAAAGCAATTCGCAAACCCTACGCATTTTTCACATCCGATCAGGAATTTCGATCCCGAGCAGCCCCAAGCTGCACTCCAATTGTTCGAGAACGAGAGTTGCCAACGCCACCCGAGACGGGTTTTCCGCGATCTGGGTGTTGGCATAATATTTAGAGAACGTTTGCGCCAAATCATAGGTGTGATCGGCGATTTCTTTTGGCGACAGCCGCCGCACGGCGGCGTTTACGGCCTGCGAAAAACCGAACACCAGTTTGAAGGCAAGCGCCCGCTCTTGCTCCGTTTCGAGCTTGATGTCGCCCGGCTCCACAGACTTGGCGAGGATAGATTTGATCCGCACCGCTTGATAGAGCAGGTAGGGGCCGGTCTTGCCCTCGAAGCTGAGGAACTTGTCCAGATCGAAGGCATACGAACCCGTCCGAGGGTTCTGAAGGTCCGCAAATTTCAGGGCGGCCATGGCCACCACCGTCGCGGATGCTTCGTTTTTCTCGGCCGCCTTGGCGATGGCCTCCTGAATCAGGTCATGCAGCTTCGGCACACCACCGGCCCGCGTCTTCAGCGGCTTGCCGTTGGTGTCGTTCACCGTGCCGAACCAGATGTGTTCCAATTCCATGTCGTCTGCGAGCTTGACCTTTTTGGCCGTCTCGAAAACTTGTTGGAAGTGAAGCTGCTGCCGTTCGTCAGTGACGTAGATGATCTTGTCCGGCGCAAACTTCCGCCGGTCGAGGATGGTGGCGAGATCGGTCGTGGCGTAGAGCGCCGCGCCGTCCGACTTCCGCAGGATCAGCGGCGCTTCCGTGGACAGCCGCACGATCAAGGCACCGTTGTCCTCTTCGGCGATGCCGTCGAACAGCGTCATCATCGGCTCGACGAGGCTTTGCACGTCGCTCTCGCCCTTCATCATCGTGAAGTTGACATCGAGCGCCTTAAGCTCCCGCTCGACCGTGGCCATGCTTACGGCCACCATCTTCCGCCACCGCTTCAAAAGCTCTTCGTCGCCCTGCTGAAGCAGTTGCGTAAATTTCTGCGCCTTGAGCTTGAAAGCCTCATCGGTCTTCGCCCGAGCCGCAGCCTGCGGGTAGGTCTCTTCGAGCAGTTCGATGGTGTAATCGTGCAGCGGTGTGCCTTCCAAGGCAACCAGCAAGAGACCCATTTGGAGCCCCCAGTCGCCAAGGTGGATATCGGACAGCACCTCGTAGCCCGCGAACCGCAAAATCCGTTGCAGGCTGTCACCAATCACCAGCGACCGCATGTGGCCGACGTGCATCGGCTTGGCGACATTCGGGCCACCAAAGTCCAGCACGATCCGCCCGGAAAATTCTATGCCGTGATCGCCACCCAGCAGGACTTCGAGAATCTCGGCGCCGACCGTCATGTTGATGTAGCCCGGCCCCGCCACCTCGAACTTGATGCCCGGATGGTTGATCCGCGCGATCACCCGTTCGGCCAACGCACGCGGGTTCACCTTAGCGGTCTTGGCAGCGAGGAAAGCGCCGTTGCATTGGAAATCAGCAAGGTCCGGCCGCTCGGAGGGGGAGACCACTGCCAGCGCAGCATCTAGCCCTTCGTCGGTGAACGCTTTAGCGAGAATTTGCGAGAGGATTTCCATACTGCCCAGCTTACTCGGAAACTAGATTCGGTCAAGGAAAGTCGGATAGCCGACATGCCTTTGCCACATTATTTCTGGGTGTCCGAAACATCGCCGTCGGCCACCCGCGCCCACTTGACGCGCTCGGATTCCTTCCAGCGTTCGGAACCCACGGGCATCTCTTCCGCCGTGGTCGGCTCGTCGGCCGCATAGTCCCAAACGTGTTCGACCTTGGTGACCTTGCCGGTCACGGGGTCGATGCTGCTGGCGGTGAGCCCACCAAACATTTTCGCCAGTCGGCGCAGGCCAGCCATCAGCTATCCTCCCCCAGTGCAGCGAGGACGGCTCCGATAGCTCGGCGCCGACCCTCGGTGATCGGCTTCCCCACGAATTCAGGCTCACGCACGGTTTTGAACCAATGCTGGTGAGTTGTGTGATAGGTGTTGAACGCCAACGAGTAACGCTTTTCCAAGATCATGTTGTCGATCTTGGCGCGCAGGTTCGGGTTGTCGTTCCAGAACCGTTCGTCGTGATCGTCATCCATATGACCGAGCAGACGTTTGGTGTCGGTCGGGATGACGACAGATAGAGCCTCTAAGGCGGCCACCAGCGCGGCCATTTCGTCGCAGGCCAGTGTGATGGTCGCGGCCGGGTTACCGCCCTCAGCGGCCCGGATTTGGGCCTTGCCGTTGGCTTTAGGAGTGACCGTGACCCGGTCGCCCCAAATCGGGCCATCGTTGAGGGTTTGGCCGTCGAAGGACGCCACCGCGCGATCCTTCAACGCTTGGAGAAAATCTTCGGCGCGATCCGGCGAGAAACCCGTCTTGGCGAAATTCTTCCGACTGCGGATCGCGATTTCAAAGTCGTGACTCGCCCCTCCGATGCGCACCGTGATACCGGTTGACTCCGTCAGGGCAATAGAGAACCCGGTGCGATAATCTTCGTCGAAGAAAACGGCTTCAGGCATGGGAAGCCTGACCGGCGAGACGCTCGATCCAGTCGGCGGCGGCGACCTGATCTTCCACATCGGCCTTGCCGGTGGTCAGGAGCTTGTGCAGGAGATCGTCCTTCACCGGCTTCGCGCTGAAGGCTTCGAACTCGCGGATTTCAAACTTGGCCAGATCGTAGGCGTATTGGCTACCGATGACGTAGACCCGCTGGCCGCTCTCGATGCCACGGATCATGCACGGGCGGAATTCCTGACGGCCCTGACGGCTGGTCGAGCCATCATATTCCGACCAGTCGCCTTTGATCGGGCGGGCCAGAACGTAGCAGTGACCGGCGAAGGGAAGGTCGCGAATGGCATTGTTGTAGTTCGGGGTCACCGAGACCGTGCGGGCCTCGAAGCGACGCGGAGTGTAGGTGTATTCCTGATCGAGTTCGACCATGCCGCGCTTCTGAAGCGAGACCGCCGTGCGATATTCGCTTTCGTCGCATTCGGCCCAGACGCCGGGCTCTTCGTCCAGCGAACGAAGGAATTCGATCTGCGGCTTCGTGAGACGGTCGGTCTGGGTGGTCATGGGTGCCTCGTGCTGTTTTTATAGCTTGAGTGTCTCATGATTTTGGAACTGGTCAACGAAAAAGGCCCCCGCTTTCGCAGGAGCCTTTCTGGCGATCTAAGACTACCCGGACGAACCGGCTGAATGGGGCCGGGGCGATGGATCGACCAGTGATGTCTACCAACCTCGAAAATTTTGGTCAACCAGATTTCTCTAAATACGAGATGCGTTGGACCGAAATTTTCGAAGCCGTGGACTACGATGCTTTCAGGGCGTTCGGTATCGAACCCAAGGACGCAGATCGTCTGGCTCGCTATCCGCTATCGCCGGAAGACCTTGCCTTCTATGTGAAGCTGGGAAAGGGCGTTGACGGAGCCATCGAGCGGCTCGAAAGCGAACGAGTGAGAGGTGTTCTGCGGCGAGCGCAAGAACGGGGCATCGACAAGGTCAAGGCTGCCCTGCCCGCTCTTAGGGCTTCCAACAGACCAATTAGTTACGAGACGGCATGTGCGCTGATTGCCGACGACGATGATCTTATCAGCTTCATCAGCGGTTGGACGTGGAACGCCGACCACGGGGAAGAGCACCCGGAACTGGCGGCGCGGTTCCTGTCGATCCTGAAGCGGATCAGCCCGCCGGTGCGCAAGCACCTATATCGCGGTCAGCAACCCTTCAGTCGGGAGCGCAGCAACAAACGCGGGTTCCACTCGTGGTCCGCCAACTACAAAACTGCAAAAGATTTTGCGGAACACACCGGCACGGTCTTGGAGATCGACCGGCCGATCCAAGGCGTCGCGTTGGATGACGTGCTGAAATGGCGAATGCGCCTACGAGACGAGAGCCACTACAGCGGCCCGCAGGCCGAATGGTTCGTTGTCGATCAACCCGAACAATACGCATGAAGAAACCCCGGCAGGCACAAGTCCCACCGGGGCTCCCCCATCTGACCTGACCAGAGGTCAGAGATCGTGGAACATCGCCGTGATCTCGCGTTCCAGTTCGTGGAACTGCGGGAGCTTGGTGACATCCGGTCTCCATGCGAGGCCGCGCTCCATCAGATCGAACGTCTTGACAATCCGGGCGCCCGGAATGGGCTGACCCTTCTCGTCGCGTTCGCGACCCATCACGAGGATGGTGTCCGCCACCGCGATGGCGCTCTGAATGTCGTGCGTCGTCAGAATGATCGAGTTCATTTCATCTTCCGCCGCGAGCGACGTAATCATGTCCTGAACTTTTTCCTTCATCAGGATGTCCAAGCCCGAGAAGGGTTCGTCCATCAGCAGGAGATGGCCGCAGGCCACCATCTGCTGGATGATCGCCACACGCTGCCGCTGGCCGCCCGAAAGCTGATGCGGATACATGTCGCGCCGTTGGTCCAACTCGAAGCGTTCGAGCATCGAGATGGTCTTGTCGGCCGCATCCTTCGCATCGAGCTTCAGCTTCGCAGCCATCAGCACGTTGTCGAAGACGGTCAGGTGGGCGAACAGGGGATAGTCCTGAGCCACGACACCGACCTTACCGGCGCGAGTGGCTTCCTTGCCTTCGCCAATCATCACCGAACCGGAGTTTGGGGTCTTCAGGCCGGAGATGCAACGAAACAGTTGGGTCTTGCCCATCCCAGAGGGAGCGAGCAGGGCGTCAACCTGACCTTGCGTGTAGCCGGGCCGGATGATGTTGCGGATCGTAAAGTCCACGTCCCGAAGGATCGGCGAATCGTAGTGGACATTCAGCTTGCTGACTTCGAGAAGAACCTCGTTCAGCGAGTAGCTGTAGTCACCGGGAATCGGCGCCTTCTTCGGGGTCGGGAACACGGTGACTGCTGCTTCAGCGGCGGGAGCCGCAGGAACCACAGCAGGAGCCGCCGGGGCCGGTGCTGCCGCAGGAGCGGCGAAGCCCGGCGCGAAAGGAATGAATTTCTCGCCCATGTTAGCGGCCCTTCACGGTGTAGGGGCAAGTCAGCGCCTTGCCGTATTTCAGAGCCCGGTCTTGCGCCATGCCAACCATGAAGATCAGCAGTTGGATCGCGAAGATCGACGAATACTGGCCGCTCCGTTGGAGGGTCACGAGCAGGAGCCCGATGCCACCTTCCGAGCGGGAAATCGCCTCGACGCTGGTCAGCATCATCCACGCGATGGCGGCGTTCTTGCGGACGCTTTCGAAGGCTTCCGAGAGAGTGCCCCGGATGACCACCTCACGCAGGACGCCCCACTTGGAGAGGCCGAGCGTGCGAGCATGGTCGAACCGTGCTTCGGGAATGTCGTCAACCACTTGAAGCATGTCCCCGACGAAGAAGGTCATCATCGAGAAGGCCAGAATGCCGACCTTCAAGGCATGGCCGCCCAAGACCATCATGAAGATGACCGTGATACCAGCCAGCGACAGGAAGCGAAACGAGCCAATCAAGATGGCCGGGGGACGAAACGCCGCAGCAGTGGCGGCATAGACGATGCCGAGGCCAATAACCGTCGCGAGGAAGATCGCTTCGAGGCTGACGGTCAGGCTGGTGATGAGTTGGTAGATAGCGCCACCACCCATTTCCTTGCCGAACGCGGCACCGACGGATTTGGGGCTGGGGAGAAGGGGAACGATCTGGTCCCGAACCTGCGCGCCATTGGTGAGGATCACCCAAGTCGCAGCAGTGAGGATCAGCCATCCGGCGACGAGCGTAAGGGTGACCTGTCGGTCAGTCTTCTCGTTGGGGATGAAGGCAGACAGGAACTTAGACATGGGAACTCCGAAAAGAGAAAGAGGATCGAGGGGCGGGCGAACCCGCCCCTCGTCTCGTGCGTGGGCTTAGTTGCCCTGCGCGATCTCCACCCGGCGGTTCTTCGAACGACCGGCTTCGGTGGTGTTGTCGGCCACCGGGTTCGACGAACCCAGACCTTGGACTTCCATCCGTTCGTTGGGGAACGTCTTGGGAGCCAGCGCGAAGAGCGCATCCGCCACCGCTTGGGCGCGAGCCCGCGACAGGGTCAGGTTGGCCGCGTCGTTGCCGGTGTTGTCGGTGTAGCCCGTGATCCGAACCCGCAGCCCGGTCATGCCGACCGAGTTGGCGATCTGGTTCAGGGTGCGATACCCGGCCGGGGTCAGCTTGTTCGAGCCCGTGGCGAACTCGATGCTGTAGTCCTTCGCCGAGACCTGCTGGGTGATCGACTTGGAGGCCGTGAAGGTCGAGGCCACCGAAGTCTGCACACCGGCCAGCGCCGCCGTGACGAACGAGGTGTCAACGACATCCTCGAACTTCGGATAGGACGGCACGTCCTTCGGGTAGAAGGCGTGCGCGTAGTCGCCGAAGGTCGTGTAGACGCCCTTGTAGACGTTCAGCGCGCCCGGCGTCAGGCCGAGGTAGTCGCGGACTTCCGCCAGCGTGACGGCGCGGGTGCCGCCCAGACGAACGGTGTTGCCCTGCGTGTCGGTGTAGTCGTAGCCGGTGAACGCCTTGGTCCAGAAGTCAGCAGTCGCTTCTTCGCCACCGGCGGTGCCGAAGACGGCCGCTTGGGTCTTGCCCAGCTTGGTCACGCCGTCGCCCGAGCGAATGTCGAAAGCGGCGCGGTCGAAGGCCCGCAGAAGGCCGACGATGTAGGCGCGGTGCGAGTCGGCCCACGACTTCGTCGTGATGATGACCGCAGGCATCTGCTGGTTGTAGTCGTGGGTGGACGCCCAAGTCGTCAGGCCGGGCTTCTTGGTGACCACGAAGCGGTCGCCGGGGAACCACGTCAGCACGCCGTCCACGGTCACGTCACGGACTTCGCCGGTCAGCTTGCCGTCCTTCATGACCTTGCGCTTTTCGTGGTAGCCGTTGGCATACTTGTCATCGGCGTCCGTGAACGACTGGGTGTCCACGGTGTTGATGGCGTCCACGTCGTAGGTGTCTTGGCGAGCGTTGATGCGGATGTTGTTGTCACCCGCCCACTTCACCATGGTGTTCCAGTCGCCGTCGTAGGGGACGCCAGCGATCAGGCTGCCCTTGGCGGACTGGGGGTTGCCGTTCAGCGGCTTGCCCATCGCCTTGTCTTCCCCGTAGGAGAAGCCGGTGATGCCGACCACGACGACCTGCTGGCCGAGGGCGCCCATGCGCTCTTGGAGCGACTGAGCGTAGGCGGCGTAGGCGTCGCCCATCATGATCGTGAAGGCCGCGCCTTGCGGGTTGGCTTCGCCGTTCTTCACGCCTTGGGCGAACTTCACCAGTTCGTCCTTCTGGACGCCGTAGTCGTCCTGACGCTCGATCTTCAAGCAGCCACCGGCATACTTCTTCACGAGGGAGTCGTCGGACGTGGTCACGCCGCCGTTGGCCAGCGTGATCGGCGCCGCGCCGTTCCACGCGATGGCGAGCATCCGGGGACAGCCGGTCATGCCGCTGGCCGGTTGCGCGGCCAGTTCATAGCTCGCGACGGCGGCGGTCACGTTGCCCGTCAGGGTGTTGTTGGTCTTGGTCGGCGCGAAAGCCGCGAGGCCCGGCGGCGGCTTGATGACGCCGGTGCTGATGAGGGTCTTGACGCCGAAGAGCGCCCCGCCCGCGAGGATGGCGATGGCCGCCACCTTGTATCGAGTCTTGAGTCCAGCCATTGGATGGTCCCTTTTCTGGTCTGGTCGTTGTTGATGGGGTTACGCTTACTGGTATTCGGTAGTGGTAGTGGGGTGCGGCGGTTAGGCCGCACCCGTAGTCCTAGTTGTCGATCAGGCCACCGAAGCCACCGGCTGCGGTCTTCTGACCGGGGATGGCCAGCGGAGCCACGACGCTGGCGTGGACCGGGATCGCGACCATTTGGTTGGCGCGGTCTTCGGCTTGCCACTTTTCCAGCAAGTCTTGGCTGTAGGTCGCCTTGTCCAAGTCGATGTTGTCGAGCAGGGGCTTGGCGGCGTCGTTCAGGTTCTCCAAGCGGCCGATGGCGGTGGCATACTTGGTCTGCACGAGCATCTGGGCTTCCTTGGCAAGTTCGTTCTTGCCTTGGTTGGCGAGGATGCCGCGCGCGGCGCGCTCCATCTTCGACATGTTGTTGGCGGCGTCCCACGTCGCTTGCGTGTTCTGGATGTCCACGCCCAGCTTGAAGATCAGGTCGTCGGCGGCCTGTTGCAGGCGGACGATGATCCCGCGAACCGGCTCAAGGCGGGCGCGCATGGCGGCGAAGCCGTCGGCCGTCTTGTTGGCTTCACCGGCCTGATAGCCCAGCCGTTCGAAGTTGACGGTGTCGCCCTTGGAGTTGGCGGCCTTGGCGCGCTTCTCGGCTTCCAGCGCTTGGGCGCGGAACTGATCTTCGTTCTGCTTGAAGACCGAAATCTGGCCGTCGAACTGCGCGAACTGCTCGTCGTAGGTCTTCTTCTTCTCTTCGACGGCCGCGAGGCTGTCCTTGAGGGGCGACATCGGATCGACGTTCAGCAGTTCGAGCGTCATGTTGTGGATGAAGCTCGAATAGGCTTGGGCGAACAGCTTGTTGATCCGGCCCTTGGGGGACAGGATTTCCAGCAGCAGCCAGCCGACCACGACCAGCGCGCCGACCGTCAGCGCGAGATAGATCATGTTCTCGGTGAGGGTCTGAAGGAGCAGGAAGGCGTCGCTGATCGTCGGGACGACGTGCTTCACGACAATGGACCCGCCGAACACCAGCGCCGCGATGATCGCGCCGTTGATGCCCCAGCGGATATATTTTTCCTGCGGCGGATGCCACTCGTTCGGGGAGTTGGTGTCAGACATGTTGGTCAGGTCCAGTCTTGATCGGGGTTAGGACAGAGTTGCGAACAGGTTTCGCGCGCCCTGAAGCTGCGCGCGGACCATGTCCACGGCGGCTTGGGTGCGGCTTTTGGCGCGATTGATGTTCGCTTCGTCCGTCGCGCGTTGGGTTTGGATGGCAATCGCCTGCGTGTTCCGCTCGGCGGTTTCCTTCGTGTGGCGTTCGATCTCGCGAGCCGCCGCCTCGTTGGCCTGAGTGAGGGCCGCGAGTTGCTGATCGGCGCCGCCCAGCTTTTGGGCGGCTGCGTTGTCGAGTTCGGTCGCGGCGTTGGCGGCCACGCCGTCGAGCAGCTTCAGGTGCGCGTCGATGTCCTTGAGGACGGCGACCGGCGTGATGGAACTGTCGTTGACCTGCATGGCGCGGAGCGGGACGTTGGCGTCCGCCGGGCGTCCGAGGGCGTCCCACATTTTGCTGAACATCATGTAGCGGGACGGGCGAGACTTCGCGCCTTCCGCGATGTCGATGAAGACGCCGCCGGAGACCATCTCGAAGACCTTGGGGTCCACCGGTTCCGGGGCGCCGGGCATCACCATGCCTGCCGGAGACGAGATCGGGGTCGTTGCGCCAGCAGGGCTGGTGCCGAACGTGTAGGGCATCGTCGGCGTGGGCGCCGGTGCCGGGGGAGCCTGAGCCGCAGCGACGGCCGGATCGGCAGTGTGCGTCTTTTCGTCGTCGTCGAACAGTTCGGACTTGGCTGCATCAACAATGCCGCTCAAGAAACCCTTTTTACCCGCCATCGTGGCGCATCCCTTGCTCAGTTTCGCAGCCCAAATCGGGCGTGAGGCTCTTGTCTAGGGGATAAAAAACATCTCGTCAACGAGATTTCACGAAAAAAGTGGTGGCGGGAAGTTAAGCCCACCACCACTTTCCATGTTAACGCTAAGTAGCCGACCGTTTTTTGCTTTGGATCGCGTCCGTTCGACGCTTTTGCAGCAAGGAAAGCCGCTTCTTGGACTTTCGTGCGACAAATTGATCCCGATCCAGCCGAACCCCGGACGCATCGTATGTTTCGCGCCAGCCGAGGAAATAGCCCGCCTTGTTACGTTTGACCGCCCAGCAATAGGCAACGATCAGGCGCGGCGTGCGAACTTTGCCCCACCAACGGTATCGTCCCGGCCATGATTTACCATCGGCCCGATTTTTTACGAGAGATTTGCGCTTCTCTTCTGCCTTGAACGTTGCCGGGTCGTCGAGGGCAGCCTTCGCCTGATCGTAGGTTAGGGTGCCCTTCATCAGGCGCATCGTAATGTCCTTGGTGTGCTTGGACTGCTTTTCCGTAGTCATTGTGCATACCCTTTATGTGTCAAAGACCGGGTGTGAAGGTTTCTCCACGCCATGTAACTATTATAGCACACTACGGAAAAGTCGCCAGCACTATGTTATTGTCACAATCTACTTTGTTATTTGAAAACAACTAGATCAACGGTATGCATATACTATGGTTTGCCTCACCTATACTTCAGTATACTGTCAGATCAACAGTCTTGCGAGCATAGCATCATGTAGGCTCGCAAACCCGAAGAAGGCATGACGAGAGACACCGATACTGGACCAGTGTTCAAATTTCAGTTTCCTGAATTCCATCTCATCCACGAGACGCTCTTGCGCGGCGAGCCCGCCCATCTCGATCCCGAAAACATGGGGCATCCCAATGGCGCCGAAATCGTATCGACACGTTTCCAAGAGGGCGGGATAGTCGGGGACTTCCGGCGGGTGGAAAAAGGTGAGCAGCACCCTCCCCGTCCCGCTCATGATTTGCAGGCGATTGT